CCCTGCTTTCCTAGCTTAGGGTTTACCGCGCCCCACTTCATCAAGGCAACAACGCCTGCAATGTTTGAGAGATTTGGCTCCTTCTTACCGCCGACAAATTGATTGCCGTCAACTACAGTGTGCCTAGCGCACCACGCTTCCCGCTCTTTGATCCACGATAAGACAGCCGGTGTTTCCGAGCCTCCGCGCGCTTCGCCCCAAAGCCTAAAGGCACTGTTACCCCGAATATTACCTCCAGCTTTCCATATCTTGCGGCCAACCGTGGTATCGTCATCTGCCAAGTTTTTGGCAAAGGTGTAGTCAAATTGCGGGTACGCGGAATTGCGAAGGCTGATTTTTTTGTTGTCTCCCTGACGCGGGAAGTTTGTAATCTTTTCGGCCTTTTCGTTTTCGTCATCTTCGTCTTCGTATACATCCAAGTCATCCTGCTCTATTGGATTCTCCGGACCTTGTTCCGATTCGCTACTACCTAAAGGGAAGAGGTTTGACTGCACCAGCAAATCATCCGCACCTTCTATCGGACTCAAGCCAATCATCTCTCTCGCTTCATTGCGCGTCATGATGCCAGAATTGACTGCACCTAAGACGTTTTCATAGATCCGTCGCCGTCGCTCTGACAATGCTGGGATCTGGTCCACGTCATATTCGAAGGAGAGGTCTTCGCTGAACATTGGGACCAACCATTCATTGAGGTCAGACTCAATCTTTCGTAAGTACGGGATGATGGTCTCTTCGTAAAGCGCTAATCTGGCTTCGGCCACATTTGCGTAGGTTTGAGCATCTGGCACCCCAACAAGCTGGGAGGGAACCCCGAAACACATAGCGATGTCTGTCGCGCTCATGTGCTTAAGGTTTATAAAGTCCATATCTTTTGGTGACAGCCCCATCTCTTTCCAATCAAAGTCGCCCTCCAATAGCATCGGCCTGCCTGCGTTCTTTGTTCCTGTAAATCGTTGATTTAGGTCTGTCATTAACTGCTGACGCTGACTATCTGATAACTGCACCTGATAGCCTTGATCATCTTTTGGCTTAAAAATCACTGCGCCGCTCGGACGTGCGCCGTTCTCCAACAGGTTAATGTTGTGCTTGGTGGCGCTGTTGTGCTGATCCACTTCCATGGCCGCCGCAGTCAGTGGAGAGCATCCTTGATAATCGTCCAATGGATGCCATAGCTTTATTTGTTTGAGGTCGCTGTATCCCGTTTCTTGATCCACGTCATACACCGCTTCTGTGCGTCCGTTCAGTTTGTACTCATACCGATCTGGAAAAACGCCGCCTTTGCCTTTTATTTCAATCCGATCAGGTCGGAGCAGGTGTAGCTCACGTGGCACATTAAGGCTACCAGCAATTTTCAAAATATAGCTGTTGCCACCTAAGAGTAAAAACCCGAAAAGCGCGTTAAAAAATTCTGCATGGCTTTGCAGAGGGTTGGGCCGATTAAGCAGCGCTAATAGTGGGTGCGACTCAATGACTTCATCACTGCTGTTTTTGAGCCTGTAAGGGACCGCGCTGGCTCCCTTTGATATTTCATTGACGCAACGGTAAACGATCGCATTTTTTAAATAGCCTTCAATAGCAAGCTCATCGTAACTCATCTTGCGTTCGTTTGATGTGCCCACCCCGAAGTAGCCCACCATTGAGTGCATTTCTTTTTTTTGCAAGGGCGCTAGATCGGGTCTGCCCAGCAGTCTATCCAAAATACCCATCAGGTAATCCTCCACGCGACTTCGCCGCGAGATTTGCTCAGTTCAGACATCCCCCACACTAGAGCATCAAGCCGGTCTGGAGATGGCTTTGGCCGGTCACCCGTGTATGTACACATTTGACTTTCAAGCTCTGGGAAGACTCCCAAATGGTGAACTTTGCCCTGTTCGTAAAGCGCTGCAATCGGTTCTGCTCTAACTAGCTTCCCGCGAGTGGCATGAACGGACTTATACCGCACGGTGTTGTCAATCGTGCGAATAAGCCGCTCTACTAGATCGCCGCCGTTATTAACCTCCGCTACAATTCTATCTGCGTCCCATTGATGAAATAAGTTGCAAGCCATTCTGCCCCACTGGTCAGGGCTGTACTTGCCAGACTTATCGTCTAACACATAGTAAACACCTTCCGTGTCCTTCGCTACCACCACAATACCAGTTTCATCTGAATCTGATGACGCCGTAACTGCCGGATCAATAGCCACGATGATGTTGGCAAGCTGTGGATATTCACTCACTCTGGCGCGATCTATCGTGTCTCTGCGCCACAAAGCGCCCTCTGTATCTTCGATTACCTCTGCATAAAGCTCCTGACGACCCAGCGTGGTCCCCTCGTATCGCTCTTGCAACATGTCGAGTGTTTGCTGTGCTAGGTTTTCTTTGTTTTCAAACGTAGATCCTGTCGTTACAACAGTGTCTTCTCTCTCCATAAGCTGCCGAACTAAAGATGAGGGCTTCGGCGTTGTAGTAATAACACATTGAGGGCGATCTCCTAGCCGGAGCGCAAACATAAGCTGATCGAAGGCCTCCGGATAACGCCACGCTGCAAGCTCATCGCACCAAGCGCGGTGAAACTGTGGGCCACGCAAACGATCAGGCTCCGTTGCGCTAAAGCCCATAATCTTGCTGCCGTTGCTAAGCCTAATTTCATTGACTGTTGAGCTATAACCAGCCTGCTCTTTGCTACTAAGCAAGCACTCTTTTGGTATGATACTGAGCAAACCCGATGGCCCGCCAAAACAAACACGCCTCAAATCGCCGTGAGTTGGCGCTACGACGGCGACTTGAACATCTGGATTTGTACAGGCGTAAATAGCAGCATCCTGCGCGCCTGTGCGCGTCTTACCCCAGCCTCTCCCTGCAAGAATCAGCCAGATATAAAAGTTTCCGTTAGGCTTTGTCTGCTTTGGTCTCGCTTCTTGTAACCAACTAGTGCGTAGTCGTAACGCTGCCTGATCGCTTTGCTTGCTCAAGTTCGTCAAGCATTTCCATAGCTCTTCGGAAGCTGTTGTCATCTCTGATGTCTGCATTTATGCTGATGTTGTCCGTATTCTCCCCAAGCGCTAACTTGGCGAATTTTTGTGCTTTCAACGCCGCACCTGCCAACGAGTCTAGCTGAGAAGGAGTAAATTCAGTAGCGTCTTTATCTTGCGCATCCCGCAGATTTGCCCCAACTCGCGAAATCAAGCCTTTCGCAATGCTCAAACAAGCAGAATCGAATTTTCTGGATTCCTCTGCCATGTCCTTGATTCTCTGCTGATCTAATTTCCCCTGATACTCGGAATCAAACTTGTGGCGTTGTCCCTTCCAGTCTTCCCGTTGCGCGAGCTTATACAGGGTATTTACAGAAAGATTATGCTCTTGGGCTAAGCTCTCAATGCTGGCCGTTCTACGAAACCCTTGCGCGTCGGGTATTCCCTGCACAAACGACATCCGCAATCTATCCTTTAGATCGCTGGTTATCTTCGCGTAATTACCGTTGCTTTTAGCCATTTTCTGTACCGTTTTGTAAATCAGAGAATTTGTTGCCTGTGGCCTCGTTGACCGCCTCTGGACCTGTAATAAGAATACTCTGAATTTTCATTGATCACTTTACCGCTCTAAGTGAGACCTGTCGCGTTTGCTCTGTTTTCCATTTAGCTTCCGCGATTCCCATAATTCGCTTTTGCGTTTCTGCTGCTATATGTGCTTTCTGCGACTCAAGATATCTTTCACTCCATTCGTCTTCAGACTGCACCTTTGCATCAGATTGAACAGCAGAGTATTTAGCCGCTATATATGCAGTTTTCCTTGCGGCCTGCCATGCCTTGAAGCGCGTCTCCAATTCAGCGGCCTTTATAGCAGATTCGCGCCAGTGCATCACGGCGTCATACCAAGCATAGAGACAGTCCTCCATTTCATCTCTGCATCCTTGCTCTGACCAATTAAATTGGATTGTTGTGTCTTCCGTCATTTTGCCTCAAGCGAATTACGCTCATAATTTGCTCAATACATTCCTGAGAAATGTCATCGGCAGGGTAACGCAACACGGCCCATCCACAAGACGTGGCACTGTTATACTTTTCGCAATCATTGGCGAAACCTTTGCCTCGCGTATGCCGACCGCTTGAAAAAATACCCCCCTCGACTTCGATAGCAATTTTGTAGTCTAAAACCGCAAAGTCAAAACGCCACTTTCTTACAGGGTGAAACCGATACTCTCTTACATGCGGTATGCCCGATTTGGCAAGTAGAACCGACATCGCTTCCTCGCCTTTTAATCGTCGTGCCATGAACTCATTGCGACAGGCATCACCTCTTTAGGCTCATCAAACTGCCGTGTGGCATAATTGAAAACAAAAGTGCAACTGCCAATCTGTCCGTACAAACCCTGCTCCCGAATCTTTCGAGTAATCACCTCAATCGTTCCTGCGTCGAAGTTTCTATGAACGGTTACAACCGCATCGGCTTGGTTATGCCAATGAGCCGCGCCGCT